CATGACCTCGGGATATACGAAGCGCTACGCCTTGGCGAATTACGCTATCATATCTCCAATCGAGGAGGGCCCAATGGGCACGCTATGTTGTGTGCCCATCTGGATGCCGCCGCAGTGGTAGGAACCACTGAGGTGGGAGGTAGTTTGTCTGAGTGGCTTAGTAAGGTCTATCCTAAGACAGGACCTGCCATGTGGCAGAACCTGACCCGTCTAGGAAAGACTGCGCTGGAGCTGGGTCTCGTCGGTGACCGACGACTAGCCGTGGGAAAGATAGGACTGAAACGCGAGCCTATGAAAAATAGGATCTTCGCGATCTCAGACTATTGGACCCAGGCTAGCCTGAAGCCACTTCATGTCGCACTAATGGAACTCCTGCGGAAAATTCCGCAGGATGCCACTTGGAACCAGGATTCTGGTGCCCAGGTGGTCCAACAGTGGACCGCTGAAGGACGTCAACTATGGTCTTTCGACCTTAGTGCCGCCACCGATCGATTCCCACGCGACCTGCAGTCCGACCTAGTGACCTACTTACTTCGGAGACACGGAGCCAAGCTTGGAGATATCTGGGCTAGACTTCTCACCGACCGGGGTTACACGATACCAAAGAACGACGCAACTGTAAAGTACGCAGTCGGGCAACCCATGGGGAGTTACTCCTCATGGGCTGTCTTCGCCCTTACACACCACTTAGTGGTGCGCTGGGCGGCGCGCCGAGCAGCCGTCAATCGGAAGTTCGTAGAATACACAATCCTGGGCGACGACATTGTCATCGCTCATGAAGGCGTAGCCCTACAGTACCAGGAGCTGATGCGACTCTTAGGAGTCGACATCAATCTGACGAAGTCAGTGCGCTCATCTGGTGCGGCGGAGTTCGCGAAGCGAACTTTCGTGGACGGTGAGGAGTTGACAGGTATCCTATGGTCCATGTGCAACGCAGCTCAAAGCCCTTTTGGATTATTCCAATTGGTCAGCGAGCTGGCGCGGCGTGGATTCAAGGTTTCTCCTGCTGGCTGCGTGCAGAGTGCGCTCGGACGAGGAAAAGACACCCGCAAGGTGTCCTCCTCAGTGCGTGCTCTCCTCCTGGCTCTAGTTGAGCCAGGTGGACCCCTCGAATCACAGGTTATCTGGCGGCTGGTGTTACCCGCGGCACTCAAAGTAGAATACTTTGAGGCCTTCCTCGAAGAGGAGGGCACGTTGGTGGGTGACCAGGCATCCATACGGACTCAGGATTCGGCAAGGTGGGCTATCGCCAAACAGCTTTCAGCTGGAGTAGCGGTAGCGCCTTTGCTTCGGGCGGGAGCGGACTTTGAGGCCTTAAAAGGCTCATTGTCCTCACTCCTGGGAGAGCAATTGCTTTCTAGTGCCAAGGGAACCGTCCCTTCTAATGAAGTGGTACGGTCGGTCCTCGAGCTTCACCCGGTGATGCTCGTGACGACCGCCCAACTCCAGGAGGAGTTTGGATTCCCAAGGCGTGTCTCGAGGCTTAGGATACTGTCCCGTGCGGACAAGGAGTTCCTACAATCGCAACACCAACGTATGATTGGTGCATTAGAGCGAGCTGAGCTCGTCTCTTTTGCGTACGTAGGAAAGGGCTAAGGGCTTGCACCCAAGGCCCTCATAAGTCCCCTTGCCCCCGCACGTAGGATAGATCCCAAAACCCACCCAGTACTCTGCCGACTAGGTGGGGCCGGTGCGCGCGGTTCTCACG